TCTTTGGTTACATCTTCTCTCGTACGTGAAACAACTGAAAATGAATCGCATAATAAAGGTTATAAGTTCGGTCAAGAGGAAGAGACTTATAATATTGTTGCAGCTCATGGCTATTTCGGTCGTCTTATATTCCAATATGCCTCCTTTAATAATTCTAGGAGTCTACATTTCTTCCTTGCTGCTTGGCCTGTTGTGGGAATTTGGTTCACGGCTTTGGGAGTAAGCACCATGGCGTTCAACCTAAATGGTTTTAACTTTAACCAGTCCATCCAGTCCTCTGACGGCCACGTTGTCAACACCTGGGCTGACATCTTGAACCGTGCTGGTCTCGGCATGGAAGTAATGCATGAGCGTAATGCACATAACTTCCCACTTGATCTTGCATCAACTGATGCCACACCTGTTGCTCTAGTAGCACCAGCAGTTGGCTAATGCACACGTCCGTTCATCTATTGATTTATGGAATATTATCAAATAACAGTTAATGATATCTGGGTTGTCTTAGTACATAAAGCAGTATCAAAATACTTAGAAACTTGGCCTGGTGGTGATCCAGCAGAACAAGAAGCTCTTATGATATTAAAACATGACCTAGACAGAATGCTGCTAGAAGTATCTTTTAATAAATCAATGGACGCATGACACCATAAGCATGGAACGGGGCTTGTGGAACTTCTGAGGAGGTTACTGTGCAAAGCAAGACTTATTGCTATCGCGGTGTCACGTACACCAAGTGAGATAGATCTTACAGAGGGGTGCAATTCCCCTCATCACTATTGGCATAGGCCCTTACGAGGATACCCTTTGCCGTCTAGACGGTGGGATAGACCACAATAAAATTAAATAACTCAAAGATCTTTGAGAGTCGATATACTATTACTCTCTTTTTAAATGGCTTTTCAATCTTCTGTTAACCCCGCTCAGCTAACTCAGCTGGGTCAGGCTAACATGGCCGGAGACAAACGTGCACTGTATCTTAAACTGTTCAGTGGCGAAATGTTCAAAGGCTTCCAAAATAACACTATCGCTCGCGATTTGGTTATGAAGCGTACCTTGAAGAACGGCAAATCAATGCAGTTCATCTACACAGGTCGCACCAAATCAGAATTCCATACGCCTGGAAATAGCATTTTGGGTGATTCCAATAATGCTCCTCCTGTAGCTGAGAAAACTATCACGGTTGATGACCTGTTGATTAGTTCAGCATTCGTTTACGAATTGGATGAGGTACTCTCTCATTACGATTTGAGGTCTGAGATCTCACGTAAAATCGGCTATGCTTTGGCCGAAAAATATGACCGCTTGATCTTCCGTGCTATTGCACGTGGTGCTCGTGCAGCATCACCGATCACTAAGGCTGGTTATGTTGAACCAGGTGGTACTCAGATCCGTGTTGGTACAAACAACCAAGCATCTGATGCTTATGTTCCTGCTTCTTTGATCAACGCTTTCTATGACGCCGCAGCTGCGATGGACGAGAAGGGTGTTAGTTCAGAGGGACGTGTGGGTGTACTTAACCCCCGTCAGTACTATGAACTGATCCAAGCTGTTGGTTCTAATGGTCTTGTTAATCGTGACGTACAGGGTACTGCCCTGCAGTCTGGTAACGGCATCATTGAGATTGCTGGTATCAAAATCTACAAGTCAATGAACATTCCATTCTTTAGTTCCTATGGTACTAAGTATGGTTCTGCTTCTGCTACTAATCCTGGTGTTGCCGATCCTGGTAATACTGGTTCATTTGTTGCTGAAGCTGTTGAAGATGCTGCTAACGATGTTACAGGTATCAACAACGAGTACGGTGAAGAAACCGAATTCGCTAACAGTTGTGGTTTGATCTTCCAGCGCGAAGCTGCTGGTTGTGTCGAAGCAATCGCTCCTCAAGTCCAAGTGACTTCAGGTGACGTTTCTGTTATCTATCAGGGTGACGTTATCCTTGGCCGTTTGGCTATGGGTGCTGATTACCTGAATCCAGCCGCTGCTGTTGAACTTGTTGCAGGTGCTGCAGCCGGTTCTACTGGTAACGCTGCTTTCTGATTTTTATATATCATGTGGGAGTCTCTTCGGAGGCTCCTTTTTTTTAATTCTTTATTGAGAATAATACTCATTATCAATTTATGGCCTTCCCTACTACTGGCTCCAATACTGAGCTACAAGCTGTTAATCAGATCCTGGCGTCAGTTGGTCAGGCTCCTGTCACTACACTGACAACTGATGAAACTTTCGTACTAAATGAAGTTTCAAGCTTTACTGGTTCTATTTCCGGCACCACTCTAACTACTACAACAGCTAACATTCCAGTCGGCACCTATATTGGTGGACCTGGTGTAACTGTTGGTACATCTATTGCCGTCGCAGGTGTAGAAGTATCTCCAGCTACAGACCCTGTTACATATAATTATACTGTTAATATTTCTCAGACTGTATCCAGTCAGATCTTAACACAGTCTATTGCTACAAGTAGAATTGAATCCCAAACCAACCCGGACGTTGCGATTGCACTCAACACCCTAAGAGAAGTGTCTCGTGAAATACAATCAGAAGGCTGGTCTTTTAATAAAGAATCAGACTATCCAATTACACCTGACTCATCTAATGAAGTAATCATTGCTAACAATATACTTCATATGGATTTGAATAGAACTTATACACAAAATTTAGATAGAGATAGTATTAATCGTGAAGGCAAACTTTACGATAAAACTGCCCATTCATTTACTTGGACTGATGCTACTTTATACGTAGATGTTATTTGGTATTTTGATTGGCCTAGTATTCCTACTGTCATTCAAGCCTTTATCATTGCAAGAGCTGCAGCAATTGTGTCTAGTAGAATTATTGGTGATCCTAATCAATATCAAATCCTAATACAAAAAGAAGCTTTTGCTAAATCTACAGCTTTAGAATACGAATGTAATCAAGGAGATTACTCATTCTTTGGTAGTCCTAAAGGTGGTAATTTCTATAAAAGCTTTCAACCGTTCCATACTTTACAACGCTAATGCCAGCAGTAACTCAGCTAATACCAAACTTTCTTGGTGGTGTCTCACGACAAAATGATGACAAAAAATTATTAGGACAAGTAACTGAATGCGTTAACGGTTACCCTGATCCTACCTATGGTCTATTAAAAAGACCAGGGATGAAACATACTAATGTATTAAAGAAAGCTGATGGTACTGCATTTACTAAGGCTGAACTAGATGGTGCTGCTTGGTTCTTTATTGAACGTGATGCAGCTGGATCTTACATTGGTGCTATTAAAGGTACAAACATTTATGTATGGACTGCGGCTGATGGTACGTGGTGTACAGTTACTAATAACGGTGCATCATATCTAACAGGTACTAAACAGAATGATTACCATTTTCGTAGTGTACAAGATGTCACAGTAATCTCAAATAAAACCATTACAACTGCTATGCAAGCTGCAGGTAGTTTTGTGTCTGGTGCAGTATCTACACTTAAATTAATATCATTAGTAGATGCTGCTAGTTATGAAGTAACAATCCAAGGCATTACCACAACAGTTACTGCTCAAAGCAGTACAACTTTTGATGACATGTTGATCTATGATGGTAGTAGTATTAATACTAATCACCATCTGGTGGATGCTATTAAAGCAACTATTGAAGCACAGCACTCAGCATCTAATGCAGACTTTGCTGGTGTATGGTATCTTGAAGGTTATACAAATAGTCTTGTTATTAAACGTACTACTGGTACAAATGCTGTTGTCACTAATTACAGTGCAACATCAGGTACAGATGTAACATTTAGTATTGCAGCAAAAGGTGGTTTTGGTAACACTGCTATCCAAGCATTTCAAGATGATGTAAATGATATTGTAGAGTTACCTGCTGAATCATTTCATAACCATTTTGTAAGAGTATTAAATACTGATTCTGCTGATGATGATTATCATCTTAAGTATATTGCTTATGATAGTTCAAGAGGTAGAGGTTACTGGAAAGAAACTGTTGCACGTGATTCTTCACCAGGTCTTGATGCAGCTACAATGCCATATCAACTTGAGAATACAGGCACTTTAACTTTTGCATTTAACCCTATTCCATGGAAAGCACGTGAAGCTGGTGATGACGTAACAAGTCCTCTACCATCTTTTATTGGATTTCCTGTTCAAGCCTCTTTCTTCTATAGTAATAGATTCGGTTTGTTATCACAAGATAATGTAATTTTTGGTGTATCAAACGATACCTTTAACTTCTTTATTAAATCTGCTTTAACACAAGTTGATTCAGATCCTATTGATTTAAATGTATCTAGTGTAAGACCAGTTACTTTGTCTGATGTCTTACCATCACCACAAGGTCTATTGTTGTTTAGTGCACGACAACAGTTTCAAGTGTACTCAACTGATGCTAGTATTTTAACTCCTACTACTGCTGTTATCAGATCGTTGTCTAACTATGAAATGGCAACTGATATAGCACCTGTAGATGTTGGTATTACATCCGCCTTTATTAATAGAGTACCAGGTTATAGTAAGTTATTTACTATGCAACTACGTGATGTAGAACAAAGTCCACTTGTTGTTGACATCAGTAAAATTGTGCTTGAATGGATACCTGCTACTGTAGACGGCTTAACTGTTAGTCCACAGAACTCTGTAGTCATGTTAATTGATAGGTCTACATCTTACCTATATCTTTATAGATATTATAATAATGGTGAGAAAGATTTATTTCAAGCATGGACTAAATGGCAATTACCAGGTACTATTCAAACTGCAGAT